TGAGCATCCGCTCTTTGTAATACACCTTTAACCAAAACTACTCCGTTTTCGTCTTCGTTAATCTTTCCCTCAAATAATTTTGTTTCTATTAAAAGTGATTTCATTTTAATTATTTAGTTTAATACACCAATTGCAATATCATTAACTACTCTTTCTGGACCATTTGCATGCTTTTTATTCACAATTGCAATAAGGGTGCCGGATACTTTAATCATATACATTGGAATCATAGAAGTTGAAAAATCATATTTGATACCAGCTTTTCTTAATTCAGCACCTACATTCATAAAAGATAATGCGTTCTTAACAGCTGCTTCAATCTTATCTAAATCAGCATCGTATTTTCCTTCTTTTATAGATTCTTTGAATAGATTTGTAATTATTCCACCTGAAACGTAATCAGGTAACATTTTTTCTAAATCTTTATGGGATACTTTACCCATTTTTTCAACTTTATCTGCGAAAGCCTTAGTTGATTGATTTTTTCTCATTTTATTTGCAATGAGTTTTGCATCAACTTTTTTATCAGAAACTTCTTCGTTTACGGATTCTGTTTCTAATTCATATGCAGGTACTTCAATTGAATAGTATTGGCCAATATCTACGATATAAAATGGAGAACCGGGTGTTTTACCATCAAAACGAACAATTTTACCAGATTTACCGCCACGAAGTTTTACTTTTGTTCCTGGTTTTAAAATTGGTTTTGCTTCTTCATTTAATTTACCTTCGTTTACTGATTCTACTAAATGTAGAACAAAATCACCATTACCATTTGATTTTACTACTTTATATTCTTTTTTCTTACCACCAGAATTAATAGTAATTTTTTCACCCACTTTAAGTGCGTTTTTATCACCAGTTTTTAATACAGCAGGTCCATCGTAATCTTCGTTTACTTTTGTGATATTATACATCTTACCAGCACCACTCTTAACTAAGGTTTCACCTTCTTTACTTAATATCTTAGTTAAAGAAGTTGATTCTTCTCCTTCAGTTTTTGCACCAGCTCTAAGTTTAGATAAATCATCACTATCAACTTTACCATTTTTATTCAAATCTATTTTTTGTTGAGCCGCTGATAATTCCGCTTCTGTTTTTGTACCTGCTCTTAATTTAGATAAATCATCTCCATCAACCTTTCCGTTTTTGTTTAAATCTATCTTTTGTTGCTTAGCAGTTAATTCGTCTTCTTTAATTGATTGTAATCTTTCCGATACACCTTTCCAAGCATCTTCTACTTTATTGAAAAATGATTTCTTTTCTTCGTCTGATTTGAATTCATCTGGCGAAGATACCCCATGCTTCTTTAGCATAGCTTTAAAGAATGATTGATAATCTTTTTCTTCTTGTAGAACTTCTCCAACGATAGTTCTTAATTGCTCTCTAGTTATTTTCATAGGGATTCCTAATTTATTTTCTTAAGGTGGTTACATTTTTACCAATATTAGATAACCTTTCCTTTATTCTATAAATATGGTGATTAGTTCTTTTCCAAAAGTTTTCACCTTTTAGAGAGTTTTCTTTTTTGATTTTACCATACCACTCTAAGAATTTCTCAATTTCATCTATTTTTCTACGGATTTCCCTAACACCTAATCCAATCTTTTGGTTAGGAGTCATTGTTTGGTCTAATCTTAATTTTTGAAATCTATTTTCGTTAACCGCCGAATATCCAGTTAAACTAGCCATCTTCTTAGTGTATCCACTTTTGTGCTGACCGTTACTAGAAAATGCACGAGGAGTATCATATCCCGCTACATCACCTGTAACGGTTACTTCCTTTTTCAATTCATCTTCTTCCTTTTCTATTTCAGAAAGGATTTCTCTGATACTATTTTTTAGTTGCTCTAACTGTGTTGACATTCTTTATTTCTTTTAATAATTCATATGTAAGCATTAGAACTGAAACTTGCTTATCTTGATTCTCTTTAAGAAATTTATCTGATTTATATAATTTAATCATCTCAGATATTTTTATCTTAGTCACTTTATCACTAATACTCTTTGATTCTTTTACCAAATTATTAAGAACTTTTTTAGTTTCTTCTTCTATAAATTTTGGAAATGCAGATGTATTAGTAACGTTATTTATGAATTCTCTTAATAAACCTTTCTGAGAATCATCTAAATTAGAATACTTTTTATTGAAGTTTTCTATTAATAATTTGTAAGTTAACAATCTTAAGTCTTCGGATTGTTGTTTAAACGATTCGTATAATTTATCAGCAGGTTTTGTAGCAATTCTTTTATTTACAATATGCTCTAATATAGTATTATTAGAATCAATAAAATCTCTAATCTCAACCTTTCTACCTAAAGTTTTGGTTTCAAACACCTTATAAACAGAAGCTAATAGTTTATAGTTCTGTAGGTTTGAAGATAAAAATTTATCCAAATCATAGGATTCTTTTATTGTTTTGATAAGATTGTACTTTTCTTTATTTAGTTTATTCTCATCTAACTTCACCCTTTCCTTAGACACCTCTTCTAAGAATAACTTAGCATCATCAATTGAAGAATATTTTTCTTTAACGATTTGATTGTATAATTTCAATTCTTTAGCCAATTCTTTATTTGAACTAAAAAACTCCTTTATAATCTTTTCAGATACGTTTTTTGTTGAATTTGATAATACCTCTTGTGTAATTTGCTTGACAAGTAGTTCAAACAAAATAGCCGTATTCTTAAACTTCGAGTGTTTAACTTTCATCAGAATTTATTGTTTTTTCTTTACTATATATGTAAATATTACTTCTATAAATATTAGGAAATTTTGGATAAGTGATTTTTATTCATCTGGTAAGATGTTTTTATCATCTAATAATGAACCCGTATCATCACTTAACCCATCCATACCTTCACTTATAATCTTTTTACCAACCTTTCTAGCGTTATTTGCATTAATTTTATTTCTAATTGCATCTCTTAATTTCTTATCTTTATCAGCAATACTTTTAAGTTTTTCACCAATTCTTTTGTGGCGGGTTTCCCTTCCGAAGTTACGAGTGATGTCTGCTTTACCTAATGGGTCTCTCCCAAACGCATTATCATCTGTACCATTATCCCCTGTCATTTGAGGTCTACCACCTAATTTACCATTTTCTGCACTAGCATCAGCTGCTTCCTGTGTAGGTTGTTCATCTGCAGGTTCTGCCATCATACCCGTTTCAGGTTGTTCTCCTTCAGCCGGTTGCTCACCTTCTGCTGGTTGTTCTCCACCTGGTTGTTGAGGTTCTTCTTCGTATGGGTCTACTCCTTCTTGCTCAATCTTATTTAATCGGTTTAAATCAAATGTATCATAAACTACATTTGTTCTTTCTTCATCTATTTCTTCAGTAGAAAGTTTAAATATGTTTTGATAAATCCAATCATTAGATAACAACTTTAATGCTTTCATATCAGTTGCCAATCTAACTTTCTCAGCCCATAAGTTGATTTTCTCTTGCTCATAGATTGTAGATGGATTAGTTAATTCTAATTTGAAATCAACCGCATCCATACCTTCAACTCCTTGAGCAATCAAATGTGCAATAGCTATCTGTGTTAATTCAGATACTACTACTCTTTGAATTCTTTCAATTGTTCTAGCAAAACGAATATCTTCCGCTGCTAATGTAGCCTTACCATTTATATCCTCTTCGTATCCTAAGAAAGCCTTTGGAACTTTAAGTGCCGCAAATAATTTAGCTTTTAAGTAATCAATATCCTCAATAGCAGTATATTGTAATCCATTTAATGTATCAATTTGAGTACCACTATCACCACCTCTCACAGGCATAAAGAAATCCTCTGTGATGTTCATCATATTATACTTAAGATTGTAATCTCCTGTCTTTTGGTCTTGAAAAGGAGTTTTCTTAATCTTATTGATAATCTTCTGCATATAGTTATCAACCTCTTGAGGAGGAATATTACCTATATCAATTTTGAATATTCTTTTTTCAGGTGCTCTCATAATACGATGTATCATCATCGCATCTTCCATCAATGTAATTTGTTTCCATAATCTTCTTGCATTCTCCAACATTGATTTACCATAAGGTAAATAGTTAGTATCCGAATACAAACGGAAGTGAGCCATTTCAAAGTTATCATACTCATGCTTACCAAACTTATCTGGGTCAACGGTGAATTTGATACCTTGTTGTTTCCTATTAATTCTCTGAGGGTCATTTAATCCTTCTGTTCTAGTTACATAGTAAACTGATTGAGGGTGTACGTTTATAACACCTTCTCCTTCTGCAATCTCTAATGTAATAAAACAATCACCATATTTACATAGGTTTCTAACCCATGGCCAAAGATTAAACTCTATGTTCATAGTATCATAGAATAAATTCTCTAATACCTCTTTAACTTGTTGGTTTTCTGTTTTTATAGTAAGAACATCCCCATATTCATTTTTTGTAGTAGATTCATCCGCGTATATATCCAATGCAGATGCTATAATAGGGTCATTATCCATAGCATCGTAATCTAAGAATAACTCCCTACGAATTACTTGATATGATAACTGAGTCTGATATACATCCTGAGTGTACCCAGTTTGTAATCTATAAAATCTATCTTTTAACGACTTTAAATTTGTTACCTGTTGACTATTTTCGGTATCAATAAGTTTAGTTCTGTTTCCTTCTTTTTTGACAACGACTCCTGTTGAAAATACTTTTCGTAATCTGTCAAAGAAAGAATTGTTTTGTTCTGCCATTTTTCGTATTATTTTCTATAATTCTTAAAACTATGTTGTATATACATATATATAAAGAATTTACACTAAAACATTAATATATAAGTAAACTTATTATAAATATCAAAGTAACCATCTTATATCTTCTTTTTCTCTACCAAAATCCATTTCATATGGATTTGGTTTAAATGAATTCTGAGAATACACCCCTATTTCGTTTCCAGTTGATGTAAATGCGTTTAATCCTTGTTTAACTAAATCCATCCTTTCTTGCCTCAAACGTAGTGCGGTATCCCTAACCCACAGACCAATTGATAGACACATCGTTAAGTCATCGTTATATCCTCTCATTGCTTCCGGTCTATTAGTGTACCATATAAAGGTAAATAACTCATCAATTGTTCTTATAGATTGTATTACTACAGATTTCTCCTTAAAGTATTCATCTAATTTGGAAATCATAAGAGGACGAGTTTTAGCTGATGTTGTAAATCCTGCTACCTGTCTTCTTTCTTCTGCTCCATATTTGTTACTATATTGTTTTTCTACATCAACATATTTGTAATCAGATGTTTGATAATAGATGTTATTATACCCCCTATCAATACATTGTTGTAAAGCCGCCCATCCAATATTTGCGTTCTCCACAACTAATAGTGCATTATTATAATCCGTTGCAACTGAAACTAAGAAGTTACCAAATTCCTTTGTATCTATCTTACCTCTGTATTCCGCAACTTGAACGTTGTTAACCACATCCATAACGTGGAAAGCTGAGTAATCCGATGCATCACCTCTGGCAACGTCGGCTACAACCATATAGGATTTATTGTAATCAGGATATTCCCATTTCCAATAGTTTCCATCCCATCCACCTTTTTCAACCGGGTCTTTAACAAATGTTTCCTTATACCACATTAAGATTTCAGGAGCAA